GGTCGTTTTATGGAATTCGAACTTTTAGATAAAAAAAATTTATCAAGTTTGGATTTGATGGTTAATGTCGTTAGTATTTTTTGTGATAAGGATAGTTCAGAAATTGAAAAATTATCTCTAAATCAACTCGGAAATATTATGACCGAATTGGAATGGGTTATCGCAAAACCATTAAAAAATTTTTATCAGAGTTGGGAACACAATGGTATTAAGTATGGGTTTCTACCCAACCTAAATGCTATTAAAGTTGGGGAATGGATTGATTTAGAACAATATATGAAGGCACCAATTCAAAATCTTCACAAAATATTAGCAATATTATATAGACCTATAACAAAAATTAATAAGGGTCATAATAACTATGAAATAGAAGATTATGATAGTAATATAGCCAAAACAAGGGCTGAACTTTTTTATAATTGGATGCCTATTGATTTAGGTTATGGTGTAGCCCTTTTTTTTTTGAATTTCGTAGAGGAATTGTTAGTCAATATAAGGGTATCTTCTATGAAGGAGATGACGGAGATAATAACGGAGATGACTACGAAGGATTAAGTAAAAAAGAAATTATCGCAGCAAAACGAGAAAAAGAACTAAATGAAAAATATATGTGGTTCGCATTTGCGTATGAACTAGCGGGTGGGGATATTACAAAATTTGATAGGGTTATGGATATGTCGTTTATTTTAGCACTTAATTTCATAGGATACAAAAAACAATTCAAAAAATAAAAATTATTTTTCAAATATATATTTATAAAAAAAAGAAAATGGAAAATTTACCCCTATACGAAATAAAAATCACAGATGATGATATTAGTGGTGTAGAATTTATCAGTTTGGTAGATGACCCCGCCATAGAAGAAAACTTTATTCTTCTCAACAAACAATTTATGTTAGCGATTGATACTGACAAAAAAATATTATTAGGACCCCTATTGATACCCGATAAAAAAATATATAGAAACGACAATAAGATTGGGGAATATAATATTGTGTTTTCAAAAGATACTATTTTGAAAATCCAACGAAAATACAATAAGAAAAATAATAATGGTAAGATTAATCTACATCATAAGGAAGATGCGATTGTAGAAGGGTTCTTAACTGAAAATTGGATTATTGAAGATGAAAATTTTGATAAGTCAAAAAAGTATGGTTTTAATTTACCAGTAGGTAGTTGGATGGGTTCGGTATATATTGAGAACGACGAATTTTGGAACGATGTTGTGAAGACCGGTGAAGTAAAAGGTTTTTCAGTAGAACTTATGGCGGAAATAGAACAAATGTTTTCAAGTATCCATAATGAATGTAGTGGTAATTGTAATTTAGAACATACACACGATGAAGGAGATTGGGATTTCGTAGAAGAAGTTATGATTAGAGGCGAGTTGTTAAGACAACAATATGAACAAGACCTAAAAGATGGAAAACTTAAATTTAGACGAGTTAAGTTTGAGCGATGGGTAGCAAATGACGACGAACGAACTTGTCCTATATGCGTGACCCTTCATAATTTAGGATGGCAACTTCAAGGAACCTTTTTTGAATATAAGTGGGGGTCTAATACCAAACAGATACAGATGCCCCGTTATAGACAAGCACATTCATATGTGGGTGAAGGTAGATGGAAAACAGATAATCAAGTTTGTAGATGTCGTAAGGATAGTTTTACAACTGATAGTAATAACCCCGTTTTACCAAAAATAGAAATTATAGAACTATGAACCCCGTAGAAAAACTTAAATTTATAAAAAACATACTACTTCAAAGTTATAATGACTACCCACAAGAAGCGGTAGATATTGCTAAGGGTGCTATCCAACGAAATTTAGATAATAATAATAAGTGTGGAACTCTTGTTGGAAAAAGAAGAGCACAACAAATCGCAAATAGAGAACCATTATCAATAGATACAATCAAAAGGATATTCTCGTATATTTCAAGGGCTACCCCCGATTTTGAACAACAAGATGACCCTAATAGTTGTGCGTCAATAAGTTTCGGATTATGGGGTGGCAGACCTATGGGTCGTTGGGCTGAAAATAAATTAGATGAACTTAATTTATCAAAATATAATTTTGTATTACCTACACCTACATCTGATGATACTGAGGAAAAATTTATTTCAAGATGTATGGGTTCAAAAAAAATGAATGACGAGTTCCCCGATGCTGGACAAAGAACCGCAGTATGTTATAGTCAGTGGGCAAAAAAATAAATTTTGAAAATCAATAAACAAATAAATATTTATAGTAAAAATGAAAAATATGACAACATTACAAAAAATTAAAGCGATGTTAGAACTTGAAAAAGTAAAATACACATTAGCGAGAACAACTACTTCAAGTGGGGTGGTTGTAGAAACAGAAGGCGATTTTGAAATCGGAAAAGAAGTATATGTAGTTGCCGAAGATGGAACTACTAGTCCAGCACCCGATGGACAACATACCCTACCCGAGTTCAATATTGTTATTGAAACAGAAGGTGGCGTTTGTTCATCTATAACACCTATGTCATCTGACGAAGAAGTTCCGTTGGAAAATCAAGAAGAAGAATTATCTGTATCACCAGAAGAACAAACAGCGATTATATCAGAAGTTATGCAGATTTTGGAACCAAGATTTGAAGAAATGATGAGAATGTTTGCTGAAATGACTAAGCGTTTTGATGAAATGGAATCTAATATGAATGGGGAAGTAGAAGACCTAACTTCAAAAGTAGAAAAATTATCAAAACAACCCGGCGAAAAATCAAAAACAACTATTGACGAGTATAACAAAATTCAAAAAGAAACTTTTGACGACAAAATTCAAAAATTCAGAAGAATTAAAAGAACTAAATAATTTTGAACAAAATAAAAAATTCAAATATTAAACAATAAATAAACAAAATAAAAAATAAAAAAAATGGCACTAGTAGATAATACAGTATTTACCGGGAGGGACGCAGAAGGCTTTTATAGCGCAGCACTTTTGAGTGGTCCTTCAAAATCTTTACTTACACTTATACCAAATGTTAAGTCAAAAGTAAAATTAGCGTCTTTTGATTTGGGTAATATCCTTCAAGACGCAGACTGCACCTTTTCATCAAGTGGTGAAGGAACATTAGACCAGAAATCTTTTGAGGTTTGTGCGATAAAAATAAACTTAGAGTATTGTAAAAGAACTTTTGAAACTAACTACCTTTCAACTCAATTGAGAGCGGGTTCTAACAATAATGAAGTAATGCCCCCTTCTATGGAGGAATACTTGTTAGACCTTACCGCTAGAAAAGTTAGTGCTGACCTTGAAACAATCGTATGGCAAGGAAACACAACTGGTGCTACTTACCCTATTAATGTTTGTGATGGTCTAATCTATAAATTTAGTGGGGATAGTGATGTTATCAAACCTACTGGTTTTGCTCTTACATTATCAAACATTATTTCAGCAACTACCGCAGTATATAACGCAATACCTAATACAGTATCAACAAAAGAAGATGTAAAAATCTTTATGGGTATCGCAGCGGCTAAACTTTACAGACAAGCAATCGCAGCGGCTTCTTCTGAGGCTTACTATGTAGGTGCTAAACAATTGGATTACTTAGGTATTGAAATTATAGAAGCACCGGGTATGCCAGCAAACACTATCGTAGCAGGTGCGTTGTCTAATATGTTCTTATTGACTGACCTAGAATCAGATTTTGAAGATGTTAGAATTATCCCTATGATGGATACAATCGGACAACCTACAATTAGATTAGTAGGTGAGTTCAAATTCGGTGTAGATTATTATTTCGGTAATGAAATTGTATATTTCAGACCATAACACCTAACCTTTAAGAAGGGGGTTAATCACCCCCTTTTTTTCAAAATAAACAAAAATATAAAAACATAAAAAAATGGCTTGTAATTCAGATTTATTAAATGGTGGTATTTCACTAGGTTGTGAAAGCAACGCTGGTGGTGTCAAAAAAATCTACATTACTGATGCTGTAAATGTGACCGGTATAACCCAAAACTCGGGTGGTATTTTGGTTTCAAGTGGTGAAGTTATCACAGCAATTGCGATGGCTTCGGGAACCTTCTTTTACGACTTTGAGTTCAACAGAAATACTTCAAACTATACAGAAGCAGCAACAGTAAATTTAGAGAATGGCACAACCTTCTATACACAAACGGTGACATTAGTTATACCCCGTAGAGAACAAGCAAAAAGAAATAAAATTCTTTTGCTAGCGGCGGGACAGAAAAAACTTAATATTATCGTTCAAGATAGTAATGAACTATATTGGTTCTTCGGACAATCAGAAGGTTGTATCTTGACTGGTAATGAAGGTGGTTCTGGAACTGCGAAAACAGATTTGAACGGATATACACTTACATTCACCGCTGAGGAACCAACATTAGCACCAGAAGTGGATGATAATGCGATAACTAGTATCGTTCAATAATAACTTCACCTCATATATTTTTTTTTTCGTAATCTTAACCTTATGTGAAGTTAGACCCCTACCTTAGTCGGTGGGGGTTTTTTGTTATTATTCTAATACAATCCGTTGGAACGATTATCTCAACGGATTTGTTATATTCTACAATAGAATTTATATAAACGGTTGTAGCAACGGATTTGTTGTTTTTTCTAATAGAATTTGTTTGAACAATCATAACAAAAGATTTGTTCTTTTTCCTAATAGAAATTTATAGAATTTATGCGAACAATTGTTGCTACGAATTTGTTCTTTTTTCTAATAGAATTCGTTCGCATAATTGTTTGGACGGATTTGTTGTTTTTTCTAATACAATTTATACAAACAACCGTTATAACAATTTTTCTTATAAAATTTATAATTAATTCAAATTACTATATATTTATTTAGAAAAAAAATATATGAAAACATTAAGAGAAGATTACTATGACGCCTACCACAAGGGTGGAGGTTATTTTTGGGAAGTATATATCTACCAAATATTAAATAAACATAACGGAAAAAAGTGGGTTGGTGAAACATTCAATTTGGATGTATCAAAATATGGACAATTCTATATGTTGAAAAAGGGAACCCACCCTTCAAAAGATTTCATTAAAGATTATGAACTTTACGGAGACAACGCATTTGAGTTTGCGTTATTAGATGTTGTTAATGATATTAATGACTTACCTTCAAAATTTAGAAACTATATAAACTTTTTACAACCCGAATATAATTTATGAAAATTAATTTACTAAAAGGAAACAATATTGATTTATTAAAAACACTTGAAAATAACTCAATAGACAGCATTATTACAGACCCCCCTTATGGTTTGTCATTTATGAATAAAAAGTGGGACTACGATGTTCCTAGTGTGGAATTTTGGAGAGAAGTGTATAGGGTATTAAAACCCGGTGGTCATATCTTATCATTCGGTGGAACAAGAACATATCATAGAATGGTCGTCAATATTGAAGACGCTGGATTTGAAATTAGAGACCAGATAATGTGGATATATGGTAGTGGGTTCCCTAAAAGTTTGAATATAGGTAAGGCTGTTGATAAGTTAGAAGGTAATGAACGAGAGGTTATTGGTGACAAACCATACCTATCTAAAAATATTTCCGAACAAAAAACTATTGGTGGGGATTATACCAAAAAAAATACAATACAACTTCAAAATACCAAAGGTCAATCTGAATACGAAGGTTGGGGTACTGGTCTAAAACCAGCAAATGAACCTATATGTCTAGCAAGAAAACCATTATCAGAAAAAACAGTCGCTGAAAATGTATTGAAACATTCAACGGGAGGTATTAATGTAGATGGATGTAGGATTGGAACAGATGAAAATCTGATAAGAGATAATAAAACAAATCCATATGCTAGTGATATGTGGATAGGTGGTAAAAATGTTAAAGCAACTTTAACTGGTTCAGCAGAAGGTCGATTTCCAGCAAATGTTATTTTTGAATGTATATGTGATGAGGTTATTAAAGGTCAGAAGGGTGAGATTAAAAATAATACTAGAAAAAGATTTGGAAATGGTGAATATGCTAAGTCGGATGGTAGAAAAACACAACCAACTGCTAAAATAGTAGGTGGTATAGATAATTATAATGACAAAGCAGATATCCACACTAATCCCGATTGTCCTTGTAGATTATTAGATGAACAGAGTGGATTTTTGAAAGGTGATAGTCCCAACAGAAAACCGAGAAAAGGGGGACATAGAGAACAATATGTCGGAACTGATAATAACGAAATCAAAAATGTTGTTATAGAACCGAAAATTTTTGATAGTGGTGGAGCATCTAGATTTTTCTATGTAGCAAAAACTTCAAAAAAAGAACGGAATATGGGATTAGATGGATTTGAGGAGAAGAAAAAGTGGTTAAAGGGGGGAGGTGGAGCAGGTATTAGTGATAGAGAAAGTGTTGTTGCTAAAAACAATCACCCCACAGTAAAACCTATTAATCTGATGATTTACTTGTGTAGATTAATAACACCAAAAGGTGGAACTATACTTGACCCATTTATGGGTAGTGGGTCTAGTGGTATTGCCGCATTATTAGAAGGATTCAATTTTGTGGGTATGGAAATGGATGAAAATTATTTTGAAATCGCACAAGGTAGAATAAACAATTACGAAGAATATAAAAAATTAATCAAATAATTATGAAATTACTAAAAGGAAACAATATTGATTTATTAAAAACTCTACAACCAAATTCGGTAGATAGTATTATTACAGACCCACCATATGGATTATCATTTATGAATAATAAGTGGGATTATGATGTCCCAAGTGTAGAATTTTGGAGTGAGGTATATAGAGTATTAAAACCCGGCGGACATATATTAAGTTTTGGAGGGACAAGAACCTATCATAGAATGGTAGTTAATATGGAAGATGCGGGTTTTGAAATAAGAGACCAAATAATGTGGATATATGGTAGCGGATTTCCTAAGTCATTAAATATCGGTAAGGCTATTGATAAATTAGAAGGTAATGAACGAGAGGTTGTTGGTAAAAAAACTGGTGGAGCATATAGTGAAGGAACAAAAAATAAAGGTTTAGGTGAATTTCATCATTTAGCAGGTAGAGAAGCCGCAGATAGAGGTAAAGAATGGGGTTTGATAACAAAAGGTGTTTCACCCTATGAAGGATGGGGTACTGGTCTAAAACCAGCAAATGAACCTATATGTCTAGCAAGAAAACCATTATCAGAAAAAACAATTGCTGAGATTGTATTAAAATATTCAACGGGTGGTATTAATATAGATGGATGTAGGATTGGAAC